CCCCTTATCTTGGCAAATAGCTCTTTAGACGTGTCATTTAGGTTCATGCTAGTATTTAGTTGTTAGTGGTGCTGATAAACACTGGCATGGGCAGTATGCGTTCTCCGCCATCCTCATCATTTTCTACTTGTAAGAATGAATTATAAATTCTAGGATCCCAATCTTTCAGTATGCTGACTATTCTTAAAATCAACAGCACAGCACTGATAAGATCATCTGTTTCTCCAGATTTGGCTTTGAATCCTGATCCCACTGCCACGTATGTTTTTAATTCACTGATCAAAGCCTTGCTGCTGATGGTCATTTTGTTGTTTTCAATCATGCCTTTCAATCTGCTACAAGCACTGATTTTAGTTCTGTGTGTGGTATTAAATCCTTTTCTAAATTTTCTTATGTGTCCTTTTCTTATGGGTTCACTCACAAACAATCCTGGAATGTTTTCTTCACCAAAGTCACTGATTACCAACAGTGCTGCTTCACCTATGGTATTGTTTTCCACACTCCAATAGATGTTGCTGGCCGATGGACTTTTGCATTCTTCTTTGATAAATGTTACAATATCTTTTAATATTCTTACCTGTTGTGGTATGGGTGTTTGATTGTGTCTCCACTCGGCCACTTGTTTAAATGATGGCACTTCAAACACTTGAATGGCAGCATAATCTCCACCAGTGCCCATGGCAGGATCCAATGATATCACATAGGTAGCAGCAGGATTTATTTTTTCATACCATCTAGTTTGGCCCATGGTTAATATGGGTTGCTTGCCTTCCAATGAAGCAAGTACAATACTGTTTACCAATGTTTCGTCGTAAACTAAAAATTCACAACCATATTCTCTTCTAAATCTTTCTTCACCTATACGTGCCAATTCACTTTCTTTCCATTTTTCATCTCGTTCTGGATGTTCATTCCAAGATGCTGTGTAACCAAAGAATCCATTTATTCCCATTTCAGTTTCATTGCCGTGTTCGTCAAAATTATTTTGTGATTCTTTCCATATCACAGCAAACTCATCTTCATCTGAGTTGGGAGTGGAAGTTATGATGGCTCGACCTCCTGTTGCTAACGTTGGAGATATTGAAGTCCAGAATTCTCTAGCAATGGTTGGATTAACAAATGCAAACTCATCACAGTATAACAATGATATGGACATACCTCTACCAGTGTTGGCAGTGGTGGTGGCTGAAACTATTCTAGATCCATTCTCAAATTCCATAGATCCTTTGTTGTAGTTTACCACACCCGCTCTGATATGATCTGGACACAATTCATATCCATAACGAATACGTTGCATGATCTCTTGAGCGCCTGTGTATTTGTGAGCAGCAATCAATATGGTTTGATCAGGATGAAACATGGCATACCACAACAGGTATGATGATGCACAAGTGGTCTTGCCACTTTGACGTGGCAACATGTTTATGTTAAATCTATATTTGTGATAGGTTTCCAGCAGTTTGGTTTGATACGCATAAGGTTCAAACAGCAGTTTGCCTCTCACAGGATGTTGAATATTAAAAAAATTCTTGGCAAAATAAAGATATCCCAGAGTGGCGTCTGCACAAGCAGCCAACTCATTCAATTGTGATTCAGTGTATTTTTCCCTGGTGTGTGCTTTTTTGGTAAGAACTCCATCCAGACTTTTGGTACTCATATGTAGTACTTATCTGATTAAATGTGAGGTAATTTGTTTGTGAAGTGATTATTCTAGTTCAATATCTTCAAAAGAATCAGAATTTGAATCAGGATTTTCAGAATTTATTCTATCCCAAATATCTGCATGTCTTTGTCCGTGTTTTTTGATGAATTCGTCTTTGTTCATTTCAGCTGCGTCTGATTCCATGTCCATCAACCAACCTTTGACTGCACCTTCTTTAAAAGCAGCATAGTCTTGAGTTAATTGTGATTTGATTTTTTCTGCTAATGAAATGTCATCTTCTTTCACAGCCATTGGATTGTCGCCTGGTTGACTTCTGGCATACATTTTTTTCTTCTTATGAAGATCATCACCTGTGGGATCCACTGTGTCTGGTATTGTGGCATATTTAGGATCTGGAGTGGTGCTGGCTTGATATCTGTCATCCTCACCCACTGATTTTTCTTCAGCTTCTACAGGAGCGGGTCCAACCACTGCTGGTGTTGGAGGAGTCAATCCTGCATTTTTAAAAATTTGATACATGGCTTGAACTTCGTCAGGTGTATTTCCATACATGTTCACACTGATAGATGCTGCTTCTGTGAGATTAGACTTAACAATCTCGCTGGCAAGTTCTTTGGGGTTTTGAACTTTGTCAATCCTGCTTAATATATCTCTGATATCCATAACTCTATTTATCGTGTTTGACTTTGGTTAAAGGTGATGCAGAGGCTTTCTCTTCTCTGTCCTGCAATTGTTTTTCTTTTTTATTTTTTGAATCTTCTTTGGCCAAAGTGATTGCTTTTCTGTCTTTTTCCATCTGTTTTAAAATTTCTGTGACTCTCTTTTGTCCCACTTGATCTTGTGCTTTCTTATCTGCTTGCTCCAATGGTGTTTCAAGTTTTGCTACATAGGGTTCTTCTTTTTTGTCTGTGGGATAATCCGTATGCTGCACGTCTGTTCTCACTATCACATGACTCATTGGGACCTTCGTGATCAAACTCACGTATTGTTCTAAAATTTCTGGAGTGGTAGGATAGGCCAATTCAGCATCAAAGTATGTGACTTCCATGTTCTGTAGTTTGGGGAAATCCAGTGGTCTTTCTGTGATTGGAGTTTTTTTGCCTTTGGACAAACTCACTATTTCATATTTGCTAAGTGCTTGTTTCAAAGCATCATTGATATTTTCAGGCAATTCACCAGCTAAACCCAATTTAAATCTGTAGGTTTTTTTGCTTTCTGCCAGTATTTTTTTAAATTCTGTTTCCATATGTGTTTATTTATCCATATTTTTAAGTTTTTCAATCAAACTGTTACGATCAGTAACCACGTAGCCTTCGCCCTGTACCATGTTAGAATCGTCAATTCCGCCATCTCTGTCCATCTTTTGCTTGCGTATCTGTAGGTCTATCATTTTGAGCTTTTTGTCTATTTTGGCAGCTTTGGCTTCCAGTGTGGTTTTCAACATGTTACCAGCCACTTCAAACACTCTACCACTGTATCTGCTCTCCACGTTCATGCCCAAGTCCATCAAATCGTCATAGGCAGTCATGGCTTTTTTGGCTATTTCATCCAGTTCTTCATCAGCCATTGTGCCCAAATCTTTCACCATGGGTAGTGCTGCAGTGATCTTGTCAAACTCAGCAATGTCTCGCAGGGTTTCTTTTTGAGCATCCAAAGATTTTTCTTGTTCTTTTTTATTTTTTTCTTCCATCACTATGTCTTTGGATTCTGGTAGATTCAATAGATCTTCTAATTTTTTGGTCATGATAGTATTATTTATCGGCGCTTGCTGCCTTGGTGAAAAATATCGGTTTCGTTGATCACCCTGAACTTTAAACCTTTTTGACGGCACCATGCAGTGGCAGCTTCCCATTTGGCTTGATTCAAAATGTAACTGGCTTGATTGTTTAAATTTTTTCCCACTTTTTCTCTCAACGATTGATTCTGTGGTTTGATTTCAACTATCTCTGCATGTGGTTGTCCACCTTTGTCCACATAGTTGATAAAAAAGTCTGGCACATATATGGTGTATCTTCCGGTGAGAGGATTTCTGTAAGGTATTCTCACTGCTTCACTGGCCCATTTGGCAATGGAAGGACTTTCATCACAAAATTTCATAAAAGCAAATTCCCAACTGGATCTGTACAATGGGTCTTTGGTTCCTAGATATTTTTCAGGATTTTTTAAAGTGAATTTACCTTGAGCAAAACGTCGAGGCATCTGATTATACCACTATGTTGCGTTTTTCGAATTGGTTTTGATTGTTGGTCACTTTGAATCCTAGTGTGGAAATTTTTGATCTGTTCACATTTAAAATTTCTGCAACAACACTACTCAATTGTAATTCGCTCAATCCTTTTAAAGTATCCAACAATTGAAAAATATTCACATTATCTAACTTGGCCTGCTGTAATAAAATTGTGGACACACTGACTGCTGCAGTTTTTTCAAAATTTCTTTTTTCAAAAAATCCTATCACAGCATCTATTTCACCAGCTGGAATACTGATAGGCTCAACAAAATATTTGTCAAAAAATGTTTTAACTGGCTGAGCACTATCAGTGTTTGAAACAGTGCTGGGAACATTGTTTGAGGTATTGATTTTTTCTTTGTTAGTAACACTCAATTCTCTAGGATTAATATTAGGAATTGAAACATCTAATTCAGGAAAATCAGAATTAATAATATTTTCACTGGACATAAATTATCTTCTTTTTAACTCAGCTTTGGTTACGTTATTAGCCACAGGGGTATTTTTAGGAAACAGTGTGTTGGCCACACCACTCACATTGGTTCCACCCACTCTGCCAATTCCTTCTTTGACTATATTGAATCCTTCTTCTCTCAAACCTTCTTTGTTTAATTTTTTTAAATTTTTAAGTCTGTTAGCACTGCTTATAACTGTTTTTAAAAAACTACCAGATCCCGCACCGCCCGATTCAATATCACTGAAAGCACTTTTGTCTCCACCCAATCCAAAAAGTCCACTCAATACTCCACCCACTCCAAACACACTAGTGGTTCCTCCACCAGGCAATGACAACGGACTTGGAGTTTTATCATAGTGTCTAACACCAAATCCTTTGGGTGCTGATCCAGCAGTTACTGGTCCTCTGCTCATGAATACTGTTTCAAACTCTATGGTCATACTGTTGGCCACTGGATCATTGCTGCCATATGATAACGTGTCTCCTTGCCAATTGGTTATCAATGGATTCACCAATGTGTAACAGGTGTATCTTTTTCTAGCCATTTGATAAATTTGTATGCTGGTAAAAAAAGGTTCAAAAGAATCAGAATCCATTCCATATCTATATTTGTTCGCCGTGTCTCCTGATATGGTATTTCCTCTGTTGTACTGATCAGGCACAGTGCTGGATATGGTTTTGGTTTGATCTTTTTTGCCATAGTTTCCATCTTTAAAATAATATTGATAATACATCTGCCACATAGCAGTGGTTATGCCATAGTTGTCATCGTGAAATACTACTTGAATAGGATCATAATTTATTCTAGTTTGTAATTTTCTTTTTTTGTTGTATTGATTTTTGGTCACAGTTTCTATGGTGTATTTGGGTAAATCCACAGATTTTACCAACATGTTTAATTCTTCGCCAACAGTGGAATTGAAATTAGGAATAATTGCTGTGGCGCGAGAGTTAATATTGAATGATACGTGGTAAAGAAACTTTTGTTTTGGAGCCAATCTAAAACTGTCATCCACAAATAATCTTTGTCCATGTTGATAGTCAGCAAGGTTGCCTTTGGGATTTAAAGCTCCTTTGAAAAGATTATCTAAAAAAGGTTTTAATATGTTTGGCATGCTAATATTTATGTGTTGTAAATCTATGCTGCTAAAATAAAAAAAGGGGCCATTTAGACCCCTTTTTGAATCAATTTAAGATGTTTAAATTATTGTCCGCCGCCTGTGGCAAGAGTATTAATTGTACGACCTATTGCGGTGCCAATTCCTGTACCCTGAGGCGTTTGAATAGCATTGTCATATCTGATAGATAATGTCACGCTGATAGGATCGTTGGTGTTGTAAGCCAATGTGTTATAGTTTGCTGAATCTACATAGCAACCATACAATTCGAAAGTTTCTAAAATGTTGGCAGCATTTGCTCCGTTACCACCATCTAACACTTCAATTCTAGTTACAAATTTGTAATCAGATCCTGAAGCAGCAGCAGATTGTTCATAAAAGTCAAATTGTTTCTGTAGCTGTTCGCCTACTAATTTTTGTACATTATTGTTCACATCTTCTCTTAAATTTAATGTGATAGGTTCCCAAGTGTGTTTACCAGCAAGATAAACTTTAGAGTTGTACACATCTAATGTGATGTTTTCAAAACTTACGTTGGGTCTTGTAACATCAATAACTTGTTTAGTTAATTCTGTGGTTGGAGTCGATACACCAAAATTTTCCAATGTGACTCTGAAACGATACGATAATTTTGGCATCAACAGACCCTGACTGCCTGCACTTGCGTTGCTGGCCAAAGGTACTGTCAATTTAGATAGTGTAGATATACTCATTGTTTCTCCTATTGCTAGTATTTATAAAGTTATTATAAACCGCTTATTTCTCCTGTGTTTTTCAAACGCAACGGTATGTAAATGAACTCAACTGCTTTAACTGGTTCAATTGCTATGTCCAAGTACAATTCATTACGATCTATTCTGGCTGGAGTATTGTTGGATTCATCGCACACCACGATAAAGTCGTATAGTGCTCTTTGTCCCACTAGCTCTAGCATTAGACCTTCTGCTTGCTGTTTAATTTCGTCTCTAGTAATTTTGTCATTGGGTTCAAACACATATGGTTTGGCCAATCTGTTCAATTGACTTCTTAAGTAGATAACCAATCTAGCAACGTTGATTCTGTCCAGTGCTGAAGCATTTCTTGCTCTGGTTTTTTGACCATAGTTGACTAAACCAGCACCTGTGATGAAAGTGATTGGGTTCACATTAGAAGTATACAATGTGTCTCTTTGACCTTCGTTCAATGCTATGCTCTCAAATTCACCTTCTGATGTGATGTAACCCACACTTGATGCGTTTGTTATGCCACCACGTCTTGTGCCTGCTGGAGCAAACCATGGATAAGAAACTTGGTCACTCAATGCAATAGTTCTCAATATCATATGACTGGCTGGCACCACAATGTCGTTGCCAAAGTTATCACTGGTGAATCCTGATGGATAAAATACGCCCATGTATTCATCAAATGAAACTAGACCTTCGTCACTGTCTTGCACTGCTAGATTCACGTTGGTTGCCCATTCGTTTAATGAAGTGGCATCTGGAGTCAATCTAAATGGAGAATCTCCTACAACAAAAGCACTTAAACCTCTGTCATAGTTTAATGAAATCATTTCGCCGATCAATTCTGAATAACCAGGACATGCTATCAAGTTGAATATTCTAGAAGCATCATCTCTGATGGCATCATTGTTGTTGACCAATGCTTGTAATGCTTGGATAACAACTTTTCTCTGTGCTTTTCTACCAAAGCTACCAGCACCGTTGGTTTGATTGCCAGATTCTAAAACCCATCTATGAGGGTAGTATGCAGTCATGTTTTCATCACTGAATCTTGTATTTTGATCAGTAAGATCAACATAGTTTCTCACAAATTTTTTAACGTTGAATCCACTTCTGCGTGTGTTGAACAACAACATGCCTTTTGGATACAATGTTGGATCTGGAGCATCAAAGTCAACAAAGTTAGAAGTTAATAACGCTTCTATGGTGCCTGGTGTGTCGCTGTTGGCTCCTGAAGTGTTGTAACGTGCATCAGCAAATATGATACCATCTTCTGTGGTTTGATCTGAATTGTCAATCAAAGTCCATGTAACAGTTGCTGAGTTGTATCTGTAAATCTGAGGATAGTTTTCAATATCGCTGGTATCAATCCATAAATCACCAGTCACTAACGGTGTCTCATCAGATTGTACTGTTGGTTTAGTAGCTGACACGATAGGTCCTAGTGGACTAGAATTTGGAAATGCTGCTGCATCTTTGTAACCCTTCCATGTGGTTCCATTGTGATACATGATATCTGCTTCGTCCACAATTGAATTGTACCATAATTGACCATCTGCAGTCAAACTGGTTGGAGCATTGCTGTTAGCTGTGTAAGATAATGTTTTCCAATTGCTGGCTCTCAATACCACTGGATTGGTTGATCCATCAGTGGCATCATCGTTGTATAGATTGGTTGTAGAATCTGCTATGAATCCTGCCAAAGTAAGTAAATCACCAGTATCAGTAATTTTAATATCTCCGCCGATATTGTGTGATATCACAACTCTGTTCAAAGTGTCCACACTGGCTTCAATGTTAACAAACCCTTGAGCATTGATTGCATTAGCAATTGTATCAGCATCACCAGATTGTCCCACTGTTGTGATAGAAAAAGTTGTGCTAGATCCCAATGCTTCTTGATTGATTTTTGATTCTTGCATGGTCACACTGTATGTGCCAGACACACACTGAGTGGTGATTGCACTGGATTTAATAATGGTTGCTCCAGTATTTTCTTTTCTTTGAATTATGAAATCAACTTCATCACTGCCATTGTTGGAATTCACATAAAGTGATCCCACAGCAATATTTGCTCCACCACCCGCTCTGTCAATGTTGTACAGTGCAGATTCATTGCTGTTGTAAATTGGAGCAGAAATATCTTCAAATAAATTGGTTACACCATTGAATTTTTTAATTTTAAATCTAGCACCAAGATTTGGAGTAGTAATTTTAATCCATAAAGATCCAGTTGGTCTTGGATTAGCATCTGAAGATTTAAACGCAGGAATTTGTGTGTGAGGTTGAACCACTACTGAAGGAATGTATTTTGTGCCTGCTGTAAATCCTAAGTCTGCTAATAAAGTTCCAGAAACTGAAGCTAAAATAATATTGCTTGTGGTTGAAAAGATTGCCACTGCAGTGCCGATACTGGCTGCTGTGACTCCAACGATATTTGCTGAGTTGATATTAGAAATTACTTGAGTGTATGAAGTTCCTGTGATAGGTGTTCCATTGATAGTAAAAGTACCCGATGTAGATAATACGTTTTGATTAGATCCTATTACTGTTGGCTGACTGGCTTTCCAAGCAGTTGATCCTACTTGAACCCAAGTGCCTAGATAATTTTTGTAATATAAATCATTGAAAGTTGTTGTGGCATTGATAGCATAATCTCCAATTTGGCCCACTGCGCCTTTGGGAGCATTGCCTGCTGTTTCACCCACTAATTGTTCAACATCTGTGATCACCGTTGGAACTTTATTAGTAAATGTTTGACCTCCTGTAGAAGTCACAGGATTAGAATTCCATTCAAATATACCAAACAAACTATTAGCTGTGTCAAACCAATATGTGCCAGCTGCTGGAGTTCCGGCTGGTGCATCAGCTGATGCTTGAAGTTGATCTAAATCTACGTTAGCTCTTACCACGTAAGCTCTGTTGCTCACTCCTAGGAAAGAATATGCTGCTTGTAAACCGTACTCATTTAATTCACCACCGTGAATTGGATTGTTGTTTGAATCTGTGTAGAAAATTGCATCACCAAATGTGTCACTCAAATCTCTTTGAGAAGTTACAAGATAAGGTTTACCAGCATTGGCTGCTCTTGTGCCTTCTGCTGTGCCTGTGCCTGCTGAATTGGCTTTGTCCTGAGCAGTGGCAATAAAGATCATTGGAACCGTACCTGGTTCCGCTGGTGTATAAAAACTTTCGTCTATTACTGTAACTTGTACGCCCGGTGATACTAGTGCCATATTGTTTTCTCCTATCTATGACTTATTTGAATATATTTATTCAGATAGCTCAAAAATACACCTCATTAATCCCAACAAAAAGGGCCAAAAAAGGGCAGCTAAATACTGTATGCGACCTTTGTGCAAAGCCTGCAAACAACGCCCCTGTGCTGTGAATTATCACAAAGCAAACAAGGTATTCTATAGATCTCAGTGCGAGCAGTGTGTGCGTTACAAAGGCAGATCCATGGGCATGCCCAAATGGCAGCAGTCGGGCTATGTGAAAAAAAACGAGTGTGATAAGTGTTCATACAAAAGCAAACATGCTCAGCAGTTTAATGTGTTTCATGTGGATGGCAATCTTAATAACTGTAGATTTAACAATCTTAAAACAGTGTGTGCCAACTGTCAGCGAGTGCTGCAATCACAAGGTATCAAATGGGTGCAAGGAGACCTTGTACCTGACTTCTAAGAGCTTCTATGGTGCTATTGTTGTTTAGTTCAGCATCAAATGCAAATCTAGCCCATGCCCATTCACTGGCATGTATGTCTTTGGGTTCTATGCCCACATCTTGATATATTTTAAACCACAGTGGCAATGTGCCTCTTTTAACCCACCAAACTTTTCCACCAACACTTTTGATCATGTCAGCTTCATTCACAAAACGCACATCTGGAATAACCCAGTTGATCTGAGGATTTTCTATAATTTTTTTCTTGGTCAAACTGACCCATATGCCATCATAAAATCCATTACGCATGCATTCTGTACCAAACTTTTGTAGAGCCAATCTAGGAGTGATCGTGCTGCCTACTTCTTTGCTCCAATAAGCATCAGGCTGTTCTCTCCAAGCTCTGCTTTCATCAGTTTTGCCATCCAGCAATTGTCTGTCCCAATCGAACATCTGAGCCACAGCATCTTTGAGTTTGTCAGCAAAAGATATTTTTTGAAAATTGTGTTGTTCCACCAAGCAATCAGCAATGGTGTCTTTGCCACTGCCTATTAATCCGCAAATTCCGATAATCATATTAAAGCACTATTGTACTTTAAATTTATAATAATGTCAATGAAATATTAACCGATTGTGAAATGATAGCCCACGCCACCAGCCATTTGTGTGGCCAATTCAGCATCCAATCTATCCATTTCAGCTTGAGCTTCGGCTTTTAAAGTGTCACCATTCAGTGTGGTTCCACCCTGTGGTCCTGCCACAGTGTTGAATTTGGATCTGGCTTCACCCAACATGTATTTGCAATTGGCCAATGTGTAACTTTTGATCCATTCTCTAGATTTGTAATCGGTCAACAGTTGGCTTTCGGGTCTGTAATTGTAAGCAAACAACATCAATGTTTCTTCTGCTCGGGGTCTTTGTAATAACGTTAAAACTTTGGTCACTGAGTTCCATTTGAATTCTATGAAAGAACCAAACATTCTACCCACCATTTCCTGATACTGAGAAAACATGTTGTAAGTGGCCAAACCACCCATGTTGGAACTGGCCAATAGATAGGTGTTGGTGTAGGCCAAATTGAATGGTTCAAACACTGTGCCACCATCTCCGCCACCACTTCTTGAACCAACACTTCTTCTAAAAATCTGTCTAATTTCCATCACTTCGTTGGGCAAGGTATAACTGTTTTGATCCAACACTGTGGTCAAAAACAAATAACTTTCCTCCACTGAATTGTCGGATCTTTGACGATATCTACCCAAAGCTCTGGTTAGTGCTGTTTCATAGTGATTGGGATCCAGTTCAACCTCAACCATGCCCCCACCCAGCATGTCTTTAGCAAAACTGTATATTTCTTGTCTTTGTGTTTGTAGTTCGCTCATCAATAGGTTCCTATAACATATTTAGCACCAGACACAGCATGAATAAATATACACATGCCAAGAATCAGTTTATACAAGCCAGAAAAGGGCGAAGATTACACATTTTTAGATCAAACAATCGCAGAAATGTTCACAGTGGGCGGCACTGATGTGTTTGTACACAAATACCTTGGACCTGTGAATCCTGATGAAGAAGATGCCACAGCCACACAGCCCAGATACAATGCTGTGAAAGAAACCAATATTCAAGACCTATTATTTTTAGAAAATAGAGATAGAAAATACGATCCCAACATCTATCAGATCAGAGGCATTTACAACGTGAGTGACATTGACTTTGACATGAGTCAATTTGGATTATTTCTGCAAAATGATACAATATTTTTAACTGTGCATATCAACAGTTCAGTCAAAACCATTGGTAGAAAATTAATGTCAGGAGATGTGATAGAATTACCACATTTAAAAGACCAATACGCACTGAATGATTACAAAGTGGCATTGAAAAGATTTTATGTGATACAGGATATAAACAGAGCAGCAGAAGGATTTTCACCCACTTGGTATCCTCATTTATATAGATTAAAACTTAAACAAATAGTAGACAGCCAAGAATTCAAAGAAATACTGGATTTACCTGCTGAAGAAGGCAGTGAAAACACTCTACGAGATGTGTTGAGCACATATGAAAAAGAAATGCAAATTAACAATGCTGTTGTGGCACAAGCAGAAGCAGACTCAAACAAGAGTGGATACAATACTAAAAATTTATTCACTTTGCAAGTGGATGAACAAGGCAAGCCTGAATTGGTCACCACAGATATCAACACATTGGATGCCAGCACTGCCAATGAAATGGCAGATAGAATCAATCAAACACCAGACAGAAATGGTTATGACGGTTATCTATTGGGAGATGGATTTGCGCCCAACGGTGAAGTGTTTGGTCACGGCATAGGATTTCCTTTGGGTGCTGCCAAAGGTGATTATTTTTTAAGAACAGATTTTTTACCCAATAGATTATTTAGATACGACAGCACACGTTGGATCAAAATGGAAGATGCTGTGCGTATGACGTTGACCAACACTGACACCAGAAACACACAAAAAACAGGATTTATCAACAACACCAACACAACCACAGTGGCAGGTCAAACTGTCCCACAAAGACAAAGTTTATCACAAGCACTTAAACCCAAAGCGGACAATTAAACATGGAATTTTTTTACGACGGACAAATACGCAGATATATTACTCAGATTGTGAGATTAATGAGTAATTTTTCTTATAAAGATGGCAAAGGTCAATTGAAGACCATACCAGTGATGTATGGCGATATTACTAGACAAGTGGCACATATCATTAGAGACAACAGTGAAAATAAAATTCCCAGTGCTCCTAGAATGGCAGTATACGTGACTTCATTGGAAATGGATCGTACCCGTACAGCTGATGCTACATTTGTAAGTAAAATACATGTGAGAGAAAGAGCTTTTGATGAGAATAACGAAGAGTATCTGAACATTCAAGGAGCCAATTTTACTGTGGAAAGATTAATGCCTACTCCTTACACCTTGGGTGTGAGTGTGGACATTTGGTCAACCAATACAGATCAAAAATTACAAATATTAGAACAAATATTGATGTTATTCAATCCCAGTTTAGAAATTCAAACCACTGACAATTACATTGATTGGACCAGTTTAACTGTGTTAGATCTTAATGGAATAACTTTTAGTTCCAGAGGAATTCCCACAGGCACTGAAAGTGAAATAGACATTGCCACACTGCAATTTACCACTCCAATCTATATCAGTGCACCAACCAAAGTAAAAAAATTAGGAGTAATTACAAAAATTATCACCAGCATTTTTAACGAACAAACAGGTAATATTGATTTGGGCATGAGCATGCCTGAACTCAAAGCATATTCAGATGATCCCACCGACACTGCTAGATCAGATATCAATACCACAGCTGATGGCACTCAAGATACCAGCAAAGTGACAAGAACCGATGCTGATTCTGTGACAGCAACCACTATCAGTGATTGGGATATTGTGGTAATGAACAGCATAGTTCAAATAGTAGACAAAGGAGTTGTGGGCGTAACCAATTGGAGAAAAGTGTTGGATGCATATCCAGGAATTTATCAAGCAGGCATCAGTAGAATACTTTTGGAACGTTCTGATATGGATTCCACAATTTCAGGAACGTTTGCTCTCAACAGTTTGAATGAAAATCAATTGATAGTGAATTGGGACACTGATACTATTCCAACCAATACAATTATCAATGGAGTAACCAACAGAGGCACTGTGGATTACATCATAGATCCACTCACATTCAATCCCACAGCAACAAAAATTTCTGGTTTACGATTATTAATCTTAAATGACATAGGATCAAACAGTAATGTGGACGGAGCCGATGCATGGAAAAATTCCAACAGTAGTGATTTTGTGGCTCAATCCAATGACATCATAGAATGGAATGGCACTCAATGGAACATATTATTTGATGCCAGTGCCAATGCTAACACTGTGGATTCAGCAGTTGAATTTACCTACATCACCAATCTAAACACAGGTGTGCAGTACAAATGGGATGGCACAGCATGGTTACTGAGCTTTGAAGGTGAATATCGCAAAGGAACCTGGAACCTAAGTCTATAGCATAATTATCAGTATGACCAATAAGAAAATAATTGGCTGCGGAGCCTTGTTCTATAATCTAGACACCAAAAGATTTTTGTTTTTACACAGAACTCAAAGCAAACAATCCAACGTGTGGGGATTAGTGGGCGGCAAGAATATTGCAAGCGAAACACCTTGGGAATCGCTCAAAAGAGAAATCAGTGAAGAAATTGGTTCTGTAAATATTACCAAAACTATACCTTTAGAAACGTTTGTGAGCAATGATGAAAACTTTTTATATCATACCTATCTGTGTGTGGTAAAAAATGAGTTTATCCCTAAATTAAATGAAGAACACGATGGCTACGCTTGGGTAATATTTGGCAAATGGCCCAAACCTTTACATCAAGGATTGAGAAATACATTACAAAACAAAAATAATCAAATAAAACTGGAAACAGTTTTTAAGATGTTAAAATTTCTATAATGATCAAAATACTTGGTGATATCATGCTGGATCGTTGGATCGTGGGCACTGCTGATCGCATGTCACCTGAAGCACCCATTCCTATTTTATTAGAACAAAATCAAAAAGTTTCTCCAGGTGGTGCTGCTAATTTAGCAGTGAATATGGCTGCCATTCACTATGATGTACAATTGTATGGAGCAGTGGGCAAAGACACAGACGGTTACAGTTTAGTAAACTTATTAAAAAACAGCAATGTATTTTTATCCATAGCAGAAGATGCTCCTATTACCACAACAAAAATAAGATTGGTTGAACAAAGAGGGCAACACATACTGCGTTGGGATAGAGAAAAACAATACATCAAAGATAGTTGTTTGTCTCAACTGTTATTTTCTCTCACAGAAAAAAGTATGGTATTAATCAGTGATTATGCCAAAGGAGTTATTAAATCTCACACAGTAAAAAACATTTTAGAAAAAACTCAATGGGTGTTGGTAGATCCCAAACAATCTGCTGATTATTATGATGGAGCATTTTTAGTTAAGCCCAACATGAAAGAATATGAATCATGGAATGGCACTTTTGATGTGGATTCAGCTGTGAAATTTGCTCAAACACACAGTTGGACATGGCTTATAATCACTGATGGAGCCAAAGGTATTCATATCATTTCCAAAGAAGGATCGTACTCACATGTGAAAGAACCCGTGAGAGAAGTGGCAGATGTCACCGGAGCAGGTGATACTGTGTTGGCCGTGATAGCATATGGTATCAAACAAGGCATGACTGTGCCACGTGCTTGTGAATTGGCATGCTATGCTGCAGCAAGAAATGTGGAAAAGTTTGGTGTTGTGCCTGTCACCAAAGAAGATTTGAACAAAGGCACAGTATGGACCAATGGAGTGTTTGATATATTACACACAGGACATTTGGAATTATTAAAGTTTGCTAGGAATCAAGGTAAAAAGTTAATAGTAGGCATCAACGATGATGCCAGTGTGCGTAGATTAAAAGGTGAAGGCAGACCAGTGAATGATTATGCCACAAGAAAACGTCAATTGGAAATGTTGCCTTGGGTGGACGAAGTAGTGCTATTCACAGAAGATACTCCACAAAGAATCATAGAAGAAATTAAACCAGACATTATTGTCAAAGGTGGAGATTACACAGTGTCCACCACAGTGGGCAATGAGTTGGCACGAGTGATTATATTTCCCACCGTGGAAGGATTTTCCACCACAAAAATTATAGATAGATTACAATCATGAGAATATTAATCACAGGACACAAAGGATTTATCGGTCAAAATCTATTCAAACATCTTGTGAACAAAGGACACACAGTGGAAGGATATGATTATATTCCTGATGTGATGCCAGATGTAACCAAACACGATCAAGTGATACACTTGGGTGCTATCAGCAGCACCACAGAAACAGATGTGGAAAAAATAATGATTCAAAATTTTGATTTCAGTTGTAAATTATTGTACCTGTGTGATATGATGGGTATTAATTTTCAATACGCCAGCTCAGCCAGTGTGTATGGTCTAACAAAAAATTTCAAAGAAGATGCTGCCATGTCTCCATTGAGTGCTTATGCTTGGAGTAAATTTTTGTTTGATAGAATGATTAAATCTGTTCCTTACAGTGAATACAACATATCAGTGCAAGGATTTAGATATTTTAATGTGTATGGAGCACATGAAGAACACAAAGGCAACCAAGCATCGCCCATTTCAAAATTTATTCAACAAGCTCAACAAGCAGGAGTAATTAAACTTTTTGAAAATAGTGAAAAATATCTGAGAGATTTTGTGTGCGTGGATGATGTTTGTGATGTGCATGAACAAATGTTGACCAAAGATGTGAGTGGTATTTTTAATGTGGGCACAGGAACACCCACAAGTTTTGCTGAAGTAGCAGAAATAATTGCCAAAAAATACAATGCTCGTATAGAATTAGTGCCCATGCCAACACAATTAAAAGCACAGTATCAAACTTATACCTGTGCTGACACAACTCTTTTAAATACTCATGTGAACATCCAATACAAAACCATAGAAGAATACATTCGCAATGACCGTAAATAGACAAGAAGGCAAAATAGACAAAGGTTGGGGTTATGAATTAATATGGGCCACCAATGACAATTACTGTGGAAAAATTTTAGTGTTTACCAAAGCAGGCAACAAGTGTTCACTGCATTTTCACAAACACAAAGAGGAAACTTGGTTTGTGAATTCTGGAAAATTTTTAGTGCGTTGGATAGACACCAAGGATGCTAAAATATATCAGAAGGAATTAAGCGAAGGTCAAACTTGGCACAATCCTCCTCTACAACCTCATCAATTGGAAGCTGTATTGGACAACAGTTCAATCACAGAAGTTTCCACTGCAGACAGCGTGGAAGACAATTATAGAATAGTGCCTGGTGACAGTCAAAAAACTGTTACGCCTGAGCTTCACCCCATCGCAAAATAACAGATCCATTCACTGCTGAGCCTGATATCTTGTAGATATTGATGGCCAACACGTCTGGACCATTGGGGAACGTGCCTCTGCCACCTATGGCAGTGGTGGTTAACTCTTTTAATTCTTTCAAACTCAAAGCAGCCAATGCTCCTGGTTGCAACAAGAATGAAAACACCTGTTCACCTGGCAGTGCAAACTGTGGATCGCCAAACTGGAAGGTCACTGTGCCTGCAGCTGATACCGGAGTGACCAGTGTCTGTGTGAACGTGGCTCTGATCACAGTGGTGCTGCCCAATCTTCTATTGCTCACAGCACTCACAGAAGTGTTGGCTGGAAATTGTGTGAATGAAGTGGCCACTCTGGTACCATTGGAAGCGCCCGAGTTGTTCCAAGTGGCCTGTGTGAAGAATATGAAGTTACCTGTGTAAGTTGCTCCTGTGCCGGCAGCTGTGACTGTGGTAGCAGTGGCGGTGTTCACTGCCTGAGTGGCATTGGCTGCACTGCTCATCACTATGCGTGTGTAAGCTACTCCGCTGACCGTGGCATATGAACTGGTGATGGTGGCCACTGTCTGACTGCTGATCACAAAAGTGGAGACCAGCAATACATCACCCACTGTGATGTTGGAAGATGTTGCTTCTGCGTTAGTGATTAAAAAATCTGTTCTGCCATTCACATAGGCGCTGGCATAGTTGGTGGTGATACTGTTCTGCACAGTGATGGTCACGTTGACACCAATAGTACTGTTGCCGTTGGCAGCAGAACTCATTTCAATTCTGGTGTATATACCCCCCAAATATGCACGAGTGATGTTGGAAATACTCTGTCCTGCAGTGACAAAAGTACCCTCTGACAGTCTGTCACCCACTCTCAAAGGAGTACTGGTCAGTGCATCATAAGCTGTGTTGGTGATATAAAAATCATTGGAGGTGGTTTGAAACGAACGAGTTCTAAATCCTGAGTTGGCAATGGCTGTCAAGTTCTGTGTGACAGTGGTAAATCCTCTAGCATTCACAGTGGTGGTCAGTGCTCCTTGTATGGTAGCAGTGGTGGTGGTCAGTGGCACACCTCCCCAGTTGATAGAACCCCCCAGTGCTATCTGCGCAAAACTTGGTTGACCTCCTGCAGCAGAGCTGGCCAGACCTGTCCAAGTGATGTTGGATGGATTGGCAGGATAATTTCTTGGATTCAATACTCCTTCTATAACCACAGTGCCTGAGCCTGTGTCAGTGGTCACTGCCACTTCATTCAATAACAATTGTGCTCTGTTTAATAAATCTCTTTCACCCAAATCTCCCACCAATGCATTGGAAACAGATGGAGCCAATCTGATCATAAAGGCAGTCTGTTTGGCAGTGCTCACACTCAATCCTGTGGCAGCATAGTTAAAAATGTATCCTCGGTCTTCATCAAATAAACCATCAGTGAGCAACGCTGACCCCCAGTGACTGATAGTGGGAGTGGCTGTGCAACTGACCAATGTGACTCCAGTGCCCACGGAATATGATGATGCTGTGCCACCTGTGTATACTCTGTTGATTCCAGAAGTGAATGAACCAAATGAAGCTGATCGGGTACATCCAGTCAAAGATCTGCCTGATTTTCCATTGTATGATATCAATTCATTGCCTACGTAAATTACACCATTGTCAGGAAATCTACGAGCATCAACTAATTCTATGGTGGTTTGAGAAGAATTCACTGCAGAGTATAATTTACTCAATGCTGAACGATTTTCCACTTCATATCTCACAGGCAAGTTGGCAGTACGCATGTAAGCTTCGGTGTTGGTATTGGAATTTCTTATCTTGTGTAAGAACACAAATTTTCCGTCAGCTCCTCGCAGCATCCATTCAATGAATCCTGCTGCATACCATGAATACTGCATGCCCAACATCTGCATGCGCCATGGTAGTAGATTATATCCGCTGGGTCCTGTGCCATCCAATTTGTCCAAATTCCATTGACTCTGTGGCACATATAATTCTTCAGTGATACACACTCTGGCTCCTGTGATATTGTTGGCACCTCGCCAGTCTGGAGCCACTGTCATGGCTGTTTGAGAATTCAATTGAGTCACCAAATGACTCATGCCTCTGATTACAATCTTATCTCCTACTTTTAATTGATCTTGAAATCTTGTGCCTGTGCCAGTGATTTGATTGCTGTCTGTGTTCACAGCAATGGTACCTGTCAATTGATTGGTGCTGCTTCTGCGCACCACTGCCATCTCTTCGCCATCATACTGATAGAATATTCCGTTCTGTTCATCAAATGCACCTATACGCACAGTTGAACCATGCCAATATTTGATAAGCATTTTGCATTCAGTGCCCAACAGTGCTGTGGTGGTGCTCAATACCACTGCTGATCTGGCAGTGAAACTGCGTGCATCTATCACACTCTCCACAGTGAATTCTCCATTGTATTCAAAACTCACAAATCCTATGGTTTCTATCACACAGCCTGCCTGCACTCCGTGATCTGTGTCATCTGCTGTGAACGTGATCAAACTGTTCACTGCTGTGCCAGATGCTGTGGCTCCTGACAAATTGTAACTGGGAGCAAATAATCCTCCAGTGGTGTACATGATGCCTTTGCCTGATTGATATCTGATATATTTCTTGCTCTGTCTGATGGCCTGTGCACCATGGCTGGGGTTACCTGTGCCCAACTGTACTCCACCATCAAATGGTCTATGCACAAAGAAACTGTCTGGTCTGGCATACACCACTCCTGTGATAGAACTGCCGGAGATATTGATGATGCCTGTGGTTCTGGCCACAAATCTTATGGTAGCTGGGCTGGGCACTGAAGATACCACGTGTGGGCCTGTGCCCAACTGGTGATTGGCTGAAGTGAGATTGATTTCCAATGCAGTGGTTGCTTGATCAGTGAGCACAAATCTTCCAAATCCTTGACCAGTGTAATAAGTGTAAGCCAACGAATCCCAAGTGGATGAAGCGGCCAAAGTTCTTGCAGTGAATGATCCTGTTTCACCAGTGAATGAAGTGAGAGCTGATGTGGTGCCTGTGGCAGTGATTAAAAATACGTCATCGCCGTAAATTATTTCATTCCATGTGCTGCTGCTGGGCAGAGTGCTCAGTGTCCAAGTGGTTCCGTTGGTGGAAAATGCTGCATTGGTGCTGCCGGAGCTGATGGCTACAAACCTGTTGTTGCCGTAACTCACAGCACTCCATGTGGCTGAGGCTGGCAGTGCTCCTGTGGCAATCCAGTTGACTCCATAGTCTGGTGAATATGCAGCCACCGTGCCGCCTGAAGCCACTGCTACAAAATATGTGGAAGTTCCTATCAAACCTGAGGCTACGCCGGTCCATGTGCCGCTGCTGGGCAGTGTGCTGGCTGACCAATTGGCTCCACCATCAGTGCTGTAGGCAGCAGCAGTGCCACCTGTGGACACAGCCACAAATACACCGTCACCATAGGTCACTTTGCTCCAGTTGGCGCCGCTGGGTAGAGCAGCAGCAGTCCAGCTCTGTCCACTGTTCACAGACCAAGCAGCAGAAGTGCTGCCAGAAGCTATAACCACAAAATAATCAACGCCACTCACTCTGCCAGCTGCCACGGAAATCCATGAAGCTGTTGAATCCAATGCTCCGCCTGCTGCCCAAGTTTGTCCGTTGGTGGATCTCTGTGTGGCTGTGGCACCGGATCTCACTGCCACAAAAGTTCCACCCAGAGCAGCCACAGACCATGTGCCGCTGCCTGTGATGGTTCTAGCTGTGGATGCTAATTCTGGTGCAGGTTGCGAAGTGACCTGACTCAATATGGTGGTGCCTGGAACCAATCCGTGTGGAGCTTGAAAATCCACTTGTACAGTGGCAATGGCTCCCACGTTTAGAGCTGTGCCAGCAGCGATGTTGCCAGTGATGGGTTCACTGATGCTCACTGTAGGATACACTGTGATGGAATCACCTGCATAACCCACTCCACTGATGGTGATTGTGTCTATGACTCCTCCTGTGACTCCTGTGATTTCAATGGTGGCATCGTTGGTTGGAGTAGCACCATTCAGTGTGGTACCCGATACTGCAACTGTGTTGCCTTCTTCATACAATGTGCCTGCATTGTTCAGTGTGACTGAATATGCTCCATTGCTTCTGGTTATATTGAATTCTGCTCCATTGCCCAAGTGTGACACGTTGGGAGCTGCTGTGCCTGAATAAGTGACATCTCCTGATGACCCCACTGGTGAGCCCACTGGTGTGAAAGTTAATACATCGCCTGTGCCAGTCACAGAAGCTATTTCCAACACAATGTCATTGGTTGGTGATGTGCCACCAAAAAGAGTGCCTGCAAATGTGACCTGTTCAGTCACAACATAACCAGTGCCTGCTGCTACTGAGCTGATAGAATATGTGCCTGTGCCACCTGTTCTGGTGACATTGATTTGAAATCCACTGCCTGTGCTGCCGGTGTAACTGGTGTGTCCTATGTTGAGGTAAGTGGCACCGCCCAAGATGGAAGTGCCTGTGAATGTGAATGAGTCTATGTCACCACCAGTGCCTGCGGCAGTGATTAAAATATTAACGTCATTGGCTGGTGTAGCGCCACCCAAACTGGTGCCTAATATTTTTAATCTGTCACCTTTTTGATAGTTGAATGGTGTGGGTGATGCTCCTGGAGTTTGAACCAAAGTGTATACTCCAGCACTGCGAGTCACATTAAATTGTGCACCTACTCCTACTGGAGCAGTGAGAGTGCCAGTCACAGCATTGTTGACACCATCTCTACCTTTGTATGCCACGCCCAATTGATTGCTCAATGATAATGCACTGCCCACTATGGTGTTGATGGTGGATGCTGTGCCGCCCACGTCCAAAGCCATGCTGGTTTGTATGCCAGTGAGATTGGTCAAACTGATTTGAGTGTCAGTGACCAGAGTGTTCAATAACACATTGGTGGTCACAGAAGCAGCGCCCACTGTGCCTGACACACTGGTGCCCACTGGAATTTCTGCAGGACCTGTTATGGGTGAACCCACAGTGGGTGCTGATCCGATGTAAACAAATGACGTGGCTCCTGTGGTGGCCAATAATGCAGTGACCACACTGAGTGTGGTACCATTGGTGAACACTGAAAAACTGGGCTGACCTATGGAAGCACCTGTGAAAAATTGTGCTTGACGTATCTGTATGAATGAAGTCAACAAACTTTGTTCGTTGCTGGTGCCTACTCTGGCACTGGCATAGTAAGTGAAACTCACAGAACTAGGCACACTGTACACTAAAAAAGATCCTTCTGCTCTGGCAAATCCTGACACAGTGCTGTTTAATCCTTTCACAGAAATGGGTTGACCCACTGTGAATCCATGCACTCCTGAAGTGGTCACAGTGATCAATGAACTACCAAAAAATCCAGTGTTCACTGATGCATCAGTAACACAACTCAACACAGTTAGATCGCTGCCAGGTACTTCATATGTGGAAGGATACATTCTCAAAGTGCCCAAAGCCTGCCATTTGGTTGGTTGTAATCCATATTCAAAGTCAGCATCCAACATGGCCTGAGGCGCTGCCACACGCATACGTTCAATGGCATCTGTGCCGAATTCCCAAGGTCTGATTGTTTGTGCAGCTTCTTCCACAAAAAATTGTATATTGGAATCCACAGTGAGTGTGCTGGTGTCAGCACTCAAGTCTATGGTGGTGATTGAATCACTGGTCTGCCACCAAGTGGGCCAATCCAAATCACTTAATAAATTGCCGTCGCCGCTGCTGCGTCCTTGTTTATAGGTCACAGAAATACTATTGGCAGGATCAGCAAAACTGTATAAGATATTTCCTGAATCCACATCAGTAATCAATAATATGCTGGCGGGATCAATCTGTCCAATCACTCTGATGGAAGACACACCTGGTACCTTGGCTGGCATTGCACTGGGACCGTTGGTGATCACTGTGCTGAAAATATTCCACAACACTATGTTGGCAGTGGCAGCATCACTCTCTGTGCTGATGCCTGCAGTGAATACCTGAGGTGTGGTATTGCCGTAGGTGGGAGTGACTGGTGTTTTGGTCAGTATGAATTGATTGATAATATCACGCAGATAGGCCTGTCCAGTGGTCTCTGGTGTGACATCACCTCGGATCTGAGGTTCTCCGTCTATCCAAAAATAATCTGCCACCTGACGACATTTAACATTGCCACCATATCTTAAATCGTGTGTGACTGCGTCTATGAAATACCCCACGTCTCTGATACATTTTTGTGAAGCGTAGGTATATCCCACATAAGGTGCAATACCGTTGGCGATGTTGTAGTTGATGTATGCCACAACCTGTTGTTGTAAAAATGCTTTGTTGGCCAGTACCAGTGTGGCAGCATTGGGATATAGACCATCGTCCTTGCCAATACCTGGTTCAAATATAAAATTTTTTAACTGTTTTTTAGCCATTTTTTACAGAGTTGTGTTTAGACATTGTATTTACCTATGCTCCCAAAGCCACAGCAAAAGCCACAGCAGTACGATCCACGTAGTCTTTTCTGGTGATATTGGCTGCATTGGTGGGAGTATTCACCACAGTGCCGCTGACAAAAGCAGCAGTGCTGGCCACAGTTAATCCTATGGTGGTATTGTTGATGGTGGTGTTTTGCACAGGCAAGTTGGATCCTGTGGCATCTATTCTGCCCACTTCCACACTTTGACTGGCAGTTCTAAAAATCACATCACCCAAAGGTTCAATGGTGAGATCGCTCAAAGTGCTGCCATCATCCACAGTGGTGATACTGTTGGACACCAAAGAATTGTTGGCTTGCACATTGTTCTGTGCTAATAAATTTTGACCTATGTTGATATCGCTGTTGACTCTCAAATTGCTTTGTATGGCCACTCCTCCGGTCACAATCAAAGCAGCCGCTACCAGTGAAGTGGCAGCAGTTGAATCTGTGATGGATACTGTGGAATTAAAAATAGAATCACCATCCACTGCCAAAGTGTTCTGTAATTCTGTAGAACCTGTGACCAATAAATCTGCAAGAGTGCTGGTGCCTGTGGAGTCAATATCAATCACTGATATACTGTTGGCTGTGATATTGTTGGTGGTAA